GACGTGACGAATTGCCCGTGCCAGATTGTCGACGTAGTGGTACGTACCGACGTCGCCCTCGCGCTGACGGGCCAAAATAGCCCTTCCAGACCGCTCATTTGACGTCATTCCGAGGCTGGCGTTGTACTGCCCTGTAGCCGCTTTAATGTCCTCAGAAGCCCCCATTTTGGCCTGAATCAAGCCAGTTTGGGCCATCGGAGGTTGCGCCCGCTGCGGCAACGGCAAAATATTGCCCGCTCCGTCGGTCACATCAGGGTTTACCTCAAGATAGGGGTAGTTCTGCGTGTTGGCAGTCTTCCACTTTTCTTCGTAACCCTCAAACTGACCGCCATAGCCGATAAACGGTGCTTTCGGAGCCAGCGCCAGCATTTCAGCTTCTTGGCTCACCCAGTAGTTGTACATCCGCTGGGCGTCTTTGGCGTTCCTGACCAATCCTGAGATCTCAAGCTGGCCCTCAATCGACCACTCGTTACCGATGACGCGAATGACGGGGATGTACGCGCCCGCCCAATCACGCTCTTCGATGATCTCGTAGCCGTTGGTCTTGCACCATTTAATGCTTTTACGCTGCAATTTGCGCTGACGGGTCGGTTTTAGGCCCATCTGGCGCAGCATTTTGTCCTGCGGCGTGCCTTGATAGGTCGTCGTGCCGTCAGGGTACAAATTGAGCGTTTCTGCCTTGTAATCGCAATAAAAATACTCTGCAATCCGCACCGTCGTCTCAGACAGCCACTGCGACAGCGCTTGATCGCCCACGCCTTGCACCATGATCGAGCTGACCGGCATGGCGTTGGGGTACAACCGTTCGTAATCGGCTTTCAGGATGTCTTCGGTGATAAAGCACCACTCGGCATCCGCACCGCACGGGTCTTGGATCGTCGGGTCCATGTAGACCGAGAAGCTGTTGCGGATACGACCGATCTTGATGTCCTGATCAAAGCTCGTCTCATCGCAATATTCGGTCAGAATCCGAATGTAGCCTTCGCCGTACGTTACCTGATTGTCGCAAGCGGTGTCGTACGCCACGTCCGCGTCTGAGATGTACTCGATATGACGGATCATGCCGTCAAAGATCTCCGCGACTTCTACATCCGCGTCGTCATCGACTGGGATGACGTTGGGCGACGGCCTGTTTTGCCGCTGCTCGTTGGTCACTTGCCGAACGTGCTGCGGCAGCTTGTTGATCGTCAGGCACGGACGCGCGTTGATGGTCTGGCCTTGCACCGACCCTCGTACTGACAGCACATCCGCCGGCCACTGATAGTGGTTGTCTGACGAGCCTGCCATAAACCGCAGGTCGTCCAACTGGTCTTCTCGCGTGTCGCTGTATGCGGCCACCGCCATCTTGAAGCGACTGCGCATCTGCGACAGCTTGTGCGCGGTGTCTTTATCCGGCGCGCCGCCTACATCCGAGACTTCCGCCGCGCCGATAATGCCTGTCGGGTCGTAGACCATTATTTCTTCTTGGCGGCTTGCCGTTTGGTGGAGTACGCGATGGCCACAGCCTGTTTTATAGGCTTTCCGGCCTTGACTTCAGCCGCTACGTTTTTACGGAAGGCGGCTTTGCTGGGTGATTTGACAAGCGGCATGGCTATTTCTTCTTGGCTGTTTTAGCGCTCTCTTTGAACGCCTTGGCGGTGGGTGCGCCCGGTGCGCCAGGTTTGCGCATCTTTTCGCCCGATCCGGCTTTGATGCGCTCGCGTTTAGCTGCGATGTTTGCGTACAATCCTGGTTTCATCTTAGCACTTCCATCGTTTCATTGACGCCTTAGCACGGCTGCCTTCGCCAGCTTTAGCTGCGATGGGTGCCATACGCGCGCAAAATGACGCCTTGCGCCCCTTGTCTGCTTCTGTCTTGGGGTTGGGCGCGGGCGCTTTGAGGTTGCTCCCTGTGGCTCGGTTGTATTTCTCACGCCCCTTGGCCGTCAGCCCAGCGCCTTGTTTGGTCGGCAGCTTCTCGCCGCGCCCGACGGACAGGCTGACAGATTTTTTGGTCATGCGCCCATCCAGCCGGTTGCGCCTGCGGTGCGGTCGCTGTAGTGGCGACGGGGCATGGCTGCGCGGGGCTCGCGGGAGGCGACAGGAAATGCGAACGTCACCGCGATCGCATCGGCGGCGTCAGGAGAAGCTAGACCCCTGGCTTTCATATCCTTCTTGCTCTCCAAGAAGATCGTACCGCTTGAGTCGGGTTTGGTCTTAGGCCCGGTCAGATCCGCCTTCAGTTGCCTGTCTGGCGCGATCGACGCGGTTCTTAACCAGTCCCGCAGCGCACCCCACAGCTCAGCGCGCTTGTTACCCCACATCACTTGGTTCTTGGCTTTCCAGCCAAAGTTGACCCCACGCACCTTATACCGCTGTTCGACCAGCCGGTCAAGTATGCCGTACCCCAGCCCACCCTCGTCAATCACCGTCAGCGTCGGTTTGTATTCCTCGATCGCGTCGATGACGTGTCCTACGGTCGTCATCGTATCATCACCCCGGTACCGCTTAATCGCGATGATGTCACGCCCTTGCCTGATGGCAATGACCGTCGAGTCACCGCCTGACCGCGCCGGGTCAATACCGATCACAATTGGTGCTGTCTCGTCTCTGTGCTTGGGTCGGCCAAACGCCTGATCGACCAGCGCGGGTCCGATGAACTGATCGTCGCCTGCGCTGGGGAATTCGCCGTACACCTCGACCTTGGCCTGTATCGAGTCTTCGCCGTACTCCGCGATGATCTGCTCGTAGACCTGCTTGTCAGTGTCCTCAACGTCGCGGGCGTCAATGTTCTCGGTCGACCAAAAGTCGCGCTTCGAGTTGAAGCACTCAAAGAAGTAGCCTTGGTTGCGGCGCGGGTTGGAAAAGGCAAACCAAAACCTGTGCGGCGTGTTTTCTGTAAAGAAGCCGGCGGCCACTTGCCAGATCGAGTCTGGAATACCAGACGCCTCATCGAAGATCAGACACACGCCGTCTAGGTTGTGCAGACCGGCGTAAGCGTCCGGGTTTTCTTCCGACCACAGACGCCCCTCGATCGACCAGAAGCGCGTGCCTTTCTTCAAGTCCCGCTCAACAATCTCCGCCAGCCACTTAGCCGGTGCGACCTTGGTTGCGCTGATCTCAAACCAATGGCTGTTGATCATCATCGCCAGCCACTTGGTGATCTCCGACCAGGTGATACTGCGAAGCTGCGCTTCGCTGTTGGCCGACACGATCGTTGTGGATCCTATGCGCGTCGAGAGCATCCACAGCACAAGCCAACTGACTAGCGCCGATTTACCGATCCCCCGGCCTGATGCAACCGCCAGCCGAAAGACGTTATAGTCAACTTTGCCGCCGTTGTCTTTGATGTGCTGCGTAATCTTCCGCAGCACCTGACGCTGCCACTTGCGCGGGCCTTTGTAGTTGGCCAGTGGCGTGCCGTGTTGCCCCCACGGGAACGCAAAGTTTACAAACGCTTCCGGGTCGTCTTTGATGCGCGGCTGCCAGAGCCGCGTCATCAGCAGTTGTTCATCCGACGCGCTGTAGATCGGTTGCTGCAAGTGTTGGCTCCAGTCGCTCTGTTACCTGCACGTCAATGACGCGCTGCTCTGCTTTCTCAAGCGCGGATATTACGCTGATCTGTTGCGCTACGTCGATTTGCACCTGCTGCTTAGCCACCCAATCGTGTCGATGACGCAGAATCTCCAGCGCCGCTTTGGTGTCGCCTGACATAGCTGCGTCCATCATCACAGCCGCAAGCGCCCCTTCTGCGTCAGCGCGTCCCTTCTGTTCTGCCATCTCGGCGATGGGGTCCATCTCGCACAGACGCCGATACTCGGTCGGCAGCATGCCGGCTTTCAACGCCAGCGAGTCACCTTTTAGACCCAACTTGGCAGCCTCGTAGATGCGCTGCAAGCGCGCCTCGGTCGCTTCTAGTTTGCGCGCGGTAAGCGGCAAGGATTGGAAGGTCATGGCTTCGTATCCTACACTTTATATTTTAGCTCGGCAGCTATCCTAGCCGCTACGGCCTCTTCTAACGTATGAAACCGCCCAAGATCTTTACGCTTGCCATCTACTTGAATAGTAACCCGCCAAGGCGGGCAATAGGTGACACCTCTAACCTTAGCTTTGCTAGTAGTGTACTCAGTATTTAGCGCATTTTGCGAACGATTTACGCAACGCAAATTTGCTATGCGGTTGTCGTTGCGAACGCGGTTTATGTGGTCTATGACGCCATCTGGCCAAGTGCCATAGACATACAGCCAAGCTAACCGTTGCGCGGTATAAGACCGTCCGGCTACGCTTATCTGTACGTACCCGTGAGAGTTCATTGAGTCAATAACACTGCCAGCAGGCCTGCGCCCCCAAGCTTTGCGGCGCGTAAACACGCCTGTGTCGGGGTCGTAGCGCAGGTAATTTTTAAGTGTGACTTGGTCCATAAAATAAATTATACGCCATACGTTTTCTTTTTGCAATAAAAAATTTTAGAATTTTTTTGACCCCTCCGTTTTTGACCGGCCCGGTCGCCGGCCCCCACCGGGGGGTTCTCACCACGCGGCCCCGATCCGTCAGCCGTCAGCCGTCAGCCGTCAGCCGTCAGCCGTCAGCCGTCAGCCGTCAGCCGTCAGCCGTGGGCTATGGGTCACATGGGTCACGGTCGGCAAGGTCAATTGATGCGGTCAATGGGTCAAATGGGTCACGGGTATCGGGTATCGGTCATCGCGTTTGATGGGTCAAATGGGTCATGACCCCTCAGGGTCGAATCGGTAATGGGTCAAATGGGTCATGACCTTTTGAGTCGCAAACCATGTCAAAAAGGGCAAAAGCGCGCGGCGATGGGTCAAATGGGTCAATGGGTCATGACATTTTTTTTGGCGCCAGCGTTTGCGGGCGCGCTCCCAGCGGTCTAGCTACTACCGTTTCACCTATAAAACAAAATCATTTTTTGGTTAAAAGTTATAAACCCATGACCCATTTGACCCATTGCCCTATGAAAACCCGCGCCATCACCACGACCCCTACTCAACCCAGCGCGACCCATCGCGCGATGGGTCATGCAAATCGCTTGACACTGCTACAAATGTTGTGGCAAGATGCTGTCCATGCGCTCGCGTGAGCGCGTCAACAACCTAGGAGCCGACACCATGACCAAGCACCAACAATCAACCGTCAACACCACACTCGCGCGCCTACCCGCGCTCGGTGCCGACTACGCCGCGCGCGTGCTCTCCGCGCTCCATCGTTCCGCGATGCGCGCCGCGCAACAACGCGAGATCGCCGCGATCGCCGCTGCGCACGGGCTTACCCGTTCGCCCGATTGGATTGTTTAACTAACCCGCGCGCCTACGGGCGCGCTCTCTTTTGGAGACACTGACATGCCCGGATTCGTTTTCTATGATGGTCCGTCAATGATTGACGGCGCGCCTATCGTTGGAATCGCGGTGTTGCGCTCGGATAATCGCAAAACCGGAAACATGGTGCAAACCTATATTTTGCGCGCCG